ACGCGGGACTGACACGGTAACGCGCCGTATGTTAGCGCAGCCACAGGACGAAGTTCCTGAAACTTATATTAAGGACGGAAAAGTTTTTAGTGCAAATCCAACTGAGCCTAAAATAAGGGCTGAATTTAAAGTTTTAAAAGTTAAAGTTCAATTCGATATTCGTCCATTACAAGCAGCTATTGATCCTTTTGCACAAAAAGATGATTTAGAAGCTGTTCTTAAAATTCTACAGGGCGCAGAAATGGATATTAAAACGATGGACTCCACCATCTTTGTAACATTTAAATCAGGAAATTAATGAAATTTACTATTGAGATACCCGATGATTGGTCTAAAGAAAGTAAAACTTGGAACTCTTCTCAAATAATGACCTGTAATCAATGTTTGTACAAAACTCCATCTGCCGCCATGTTTGTTACTCATATGTTTGCCGCTCATACAACTGCGGATGCAAACAAGGAAGAAGATTCAACCTTGGTAATTGATAAGTGACTTTTCGAACCAAAATCCACAGGTTCTGGATGAAGAGAAATTTTGATGACCATCGCCTTGGAAGGTTTTGGTGCGATAAACATTGGGAAATAATCAAAAAATCATTAGATGACGAAAATTATATTAATCCAGGCGTAGCCGCAACTGGAGTTGCCTCGGCCCTATACTTAAAGGGAGTAGACGCAGAGCTGGTTCGATCTACCGGTAAGGCGTGTTGTATGGTAAAAACGTTAGACGTTAAAAATAAGAAAATTCTAGAAGGAATATTTGAGAGGTCAAGACAATGGAATTAGAAAAAGACGTTACGAATACCGAGATTATGTTGGACGCACCGGAACAGGATTTTTCCAAGCAGCACATTAATAGATCAGATCAGAGACCCGAGAGTTTTAACGGGCCCGAATACGACCAGTTGGGTACCCACATGATTCCCCAGGTGATGGAGCCCAAAATTTTAGATATTTCTCATGGTTTAAATATGCCGGACGGCCCGACCGCAATTTATTCTAGAACTTCTATGAATGAAGTTGCAGCGGTTAATCCTGGCGGATTCTATGATTCTGCTTCTGCGGTTCCGTTTGACGCAGATTCAACTCAGTACAAAGATGCAAATCCTACGGATGAGGCAAAGCCCACTCGCAAGTAATGGAACAGCCTCTAGATTACGACCAGCATAAAACCGGCAAAAAGAAAGGCAAAATGAAGTTAATTTATTTTGCTAATGGCGTTCGCGCCCTTGATATGCGCGCTGCTGGTATGCAATGGGGAGAAATCGCAGAGGCTTTAGGAAAAGATAACCCCAATACGGTTCTTAAAATGGCCCGAGCTGCTAGAGAAAGAATCGAAAAAGAAACCGCTGAAGAATTACGGGCGATTCATCATCAGCGATATGAAGATATGTATCGTAATTTGGGCTCTCAAATCGCAAAGGGCAATGCACGCGGAATAGAAGTTGCAGTTAAGGTACTTGAAAGTGACGCTAAGTTAATGGGAATTAATGCAGATGCCAAGCAAGAACAAGGAAACTTCCAGCCGATCCTTATACAAATCCAACCAAACCCCGCAGACCGAGAAGCAGTCAAGCTCGCAGCAAAAAACGCAATCATCGATAGTAAACCCAAGCTTTTACCATCACCAGATTAGGGCTTACGAATCAAAAAAGCGGATAATTGCGTTAGTCGGGGGAACAGGTTCGGGTAAAACTTGGTTCGCGCCCTTTTGGGTTCTAAAACAACTTAGCGAACCTGGCAGGCGACTGCTTGCAATTGGAATGGGGTATCAGATTCACGTCGAGCGTGTAATGATTACCTCATTGCAGGATTGCTTTAAGAAATATAACATTCGTTATGATATGAATCACTCAACTAAGACCATGACTCTATTTAATGAGTCACAAATTCTTTTTGGTTCATCAGAAAACCCACAATCACTAGAAGGGCCGCACGTAGATGGAGGAGTGTGGCTAGACGAAGCTGGATATATGTCTCTCGCGGCATGGGATGTGGCAAAAAGACGTAGTGCTTTCTGGCAAGCCCCACTTTTAATTACAACTATTCCCTATTTTCAGAACTGGCTTAAGACTCATGTTTATGATGATTACCTAAAAGGCGACGATTCGGTCGATTGGATCGCCTGTAAGTCGTCAGATAACCTTGAGTATAGTCGAGAAGAACTTGAAAGAAACAAAAAACGCCGACCGGAATATTTCCAAATTTATCACGAAGGAGTATTTGCTCAACCGGTTGGACTTATTTATCCTGATCCGCCAGTCGAAGAAGTTATTTTTGACCCGGAAATTGAATTTCCTGATGGGATTCCCGCTGATTGGCCTTGTTATTCTGGACACGACTTCGGCATCTCTAATCCAAACGCTGCTGTTTGGGGCCGCTTAGCCCCTGACAATACCTTATATATTGTCGCCGAATATCAGGCGCCCGAACTAACAATGAAACAACACATTGAAAGATGGGTTCAGGCCGGATTGGATTATGTGGACATTTCCTTCGGCGATCCCGCCGGTGCAGATCAAATGTTAACTGCACAAGAGAACGGATTTCCTATGCAGCCTGCCAATAATGATATTATTTATGGATTAGATATAGTTTATGATCGATTTGTAACTGGAAAACTTCGAATTGCCAGAGAATGCGAGACTTTACTTGACTATAAGGCCACTTATGTCTTTAAAAAGAACCCAAATAATGAAGACGAAACCTTTGATCAGCCTCAAAAACCGCAACAGGCAGAGCACTTAATGGACGCTCTCAGGTACATGTGTGTTGGAATTTTTGAGGAACAAGTAGGTGGAGCAAAGGAAAACAAGACTGAAATCTCGGTTCGCAGAAAGAGGTTGTTAAAAACTGCATGAGTAGCATTTTTAAGAAGATTTTTCGACCCGGTTCTGGCGGGCCGTCCAAAGGTATCTCAATTATTGATACCAAGGAAGGTCGCGCTCGAATTCGCAATCCTGTAGGCCCAAGAGTTAGAGATGAAGATGTAGAAACTGAAGGAAAGTTTTATCCATACATTCTCACCAATGAATCTTTGACCGGAGAGGCGCTTGCCCCCACAGGAAGGCTCCCAGGAGTGGACAAAGACGGTAACATTCCACGGTATGAACCGGACGACCCGGCTGTGCTAGAAAGAATCTTCGGAATCGTTATGCCAGATGAGTAAATATGGCTTACCGAATTTCTTTTATCATGGTCGGAACATCGGACGGAAAGGTTCATGCTGTTCAGGTAAATAAAAGAGAAGCTATTTGCGGTGCCGTTCCGATGGCGATGCACAAACTAGCAGACCTTGAAGAAATAAGACAATATGGATTTTGTTCCAAGTGCTTAGCGTTGTACCATACTCGATCCGAAAAGGAATTTACAATTATTAAATGATAGGAAGTCCTCCCGGTAGTAATTCTCCACAGGCTCAAGAACAAATGATGCCTGTTCGCAATCCTGGTCTTATTAGACGAATTGCGAATGCTATTTTTCAGCAGGAACCGTTGTCCGGCCCACAACCACAAGACAGACAAACGACTACTACTGGAGTTTCTACTGAAACTGGTGGAATTGCCACCATGTTTGACCGCCAATTTAGAATTGATACTAGAAGAAGGGCGGTTTATCGAGAAGTAGACGAGATGGATGACGCCTCTGAAGAGGCTTCTATTGCTCTTGATATTATCGCAAACAACACTACGACCTCTGATGATGGCTTGCAAACTTCGTTTGTCATCAAGGCTCAGGACGAATCGGTTCAGGAAATCTTTGATCAGGCAGTTAAAATCTGCAAATTACATCAAAAAATCCCATCTATGGCTAGAAACTTAGTCAAATATGGGGATTCCTTCTCAGAACCGATTGTAAATAGCAATATGGAAATTGCTGACCTTAAGCAACTTCCGCCTTCAACCATGTTTCGCAATGAAACCGCAACTGGGAACCTTCTCATGGGCGCTCCAAGATATCAGGAAGGGCGTTGCGTTAACAACCGAAATGAATGTGCTTTTGAGCAAAGAGTGGTCGATACTGGCGACATTATTGCTACTTTCTATCCCTGGCAGGTGCTCCATATTCGATTAAATCATGATGGATTTACTCCATATGGAAAAAGTCATTTAAGAGTTGCTCGAAGTACCTTTAAAAAGCTTCAGGCGGTCGAACAAAGTCTAGTCGTAGGACGATTAACAAGAGAATATCTTAAATTAATCTTCTACATTGATACTACTGGACTCTCCAAAAAGGAAAAAGCCGTTGCTTTGGAGGACTTCAAGAACAGCGTAACTCAAAGAATTAACGTCGATGGGCGCCGAGATAGTCCATTTTCAGTGATGACTGACTTCTTTATTAGTACCGGATGGATTAAAATTGGTACTCAGGTACAGCCTTCTAAGGCTCAGGTCGATGTTCTCGACCCTAAAAACGTCGGAATTCATGAAATTACCGATGTTGAATACTTGCATCGCAAGTTTATTGCTACTTTGCGAGTCCCTCCTGCCCACTTAGGGTTTGAGAAGGACGTTAATGCAAAAGCAACTCTAACTCTTCAGGACACGCAGTTCATTAGGTTTATTCGTAGCGTTCAGCAACAGTTAGGACAGGGACTAGAGCAGTTTTTCAATATCGTTCTTATTTTAAATAATCGTGATCCAGAAGAAACTGTTTATGAGATAACGTGGCCGAGACTTTCGGCTACCGATCAAATGAACGAGGCTCAAAGTGAACTCTGGAGAGCGCAAACCGATCAATTAAATATCATGAACAAGATTTATGATCCACAATGGGTTCAGGTTAATCGAATTGAAATGACGGCTGAGGAAGCTGCTGAAGTTAATCAGCGAATTGAAGAGAACGAGAAGAAGCTTCAGGCGCAGAAACAGCAGGAAATGGAAATGCAGCAACAAGCAGTAGGAGCGCAGGCAGAAGATGATCACTCCAGGGCGCTCGAATTGGTCAAAGCCAAGAGCCAAGCTGGCGGATTTCAAAATGGAAAAACAACTACTAGGGTTCCTGTAAAGGCAAAGAGCAATGGAAACGCATAATTTATTAACAGATACCGGAACGGCAGACGTTTCAACTTCTCCCGATCTTACAAATAAACCAGGAAC